CCTTCAACTGATGAACCAGAAGCATCAACATTAACTGTCACTATATTTGTAACCCCTCCACCCATTGCATTGTTAGGAATAATAGTACCAGCAGAACGAGGAACAAAAAGCTCTGGCCCTTTTTCTCCAACAATAGAAGCCCTGCCTACTGGTGGATTGCCTCCATTTGCAAAACCAAGAAACCCACCAATTTTCGTTCCTCCAAAAACACCACCTAAAAGAGAATTTATACCTGACTTTAGAATAGAATTTGCGAGGTCATTCAAAACATTTCTTGCTGATTCTCCTAATGATTTTGTACCATTTATCGCACCAACTAAGGCATCAGTAATTTGACTGCCAATCGTTTCACCTATCTCAGCAAATTCATTTTTTAGTTGATCTGTTTCACTTTTAACTTTTTTAACATTTTCTGTTATTTCTTTTGAACCATTATTAATAGTATTTACAGCAGTATTTGTTTGACCCAAAGACTCATTTAATAATTCTGTCTTTTCATTAATTATTGCAGCTTCATTTTTTGATGCCGTTACACTTTCTTTTATTTTATCTTGTGTATCCTTTTGTTTTGTTAATTCTTTTGTTGTTAATGCTTCTTCTATTTTCCTTGCTTTTATTTCTTCAAATAACTCTTTTTCTCTTTCACGGCCTTCCCCTGTTAACGGTGCAAAAAATCCTTTTTCTTGTCTTACTTGTTGCCTTGCTTCTCCTCTAGCCTCCATCGCAATATTAGCAAGATTAATTCTGCCAACTTTATTAGCAACACCGATTCTTTCTATTAGTTTATTTATTTCTTTTACACCAGCAATAGCTATATCAATAACCCCTTTAATTTCTTCAGAAAGATCCTCACCTATTGTTCGTGCAAGAGTGTCAATCGTATCTTGTAAGGTTGATAATTTTCCATTTAAAGTATCTGCCTGTGCAGTTGCACCTCCAGCAAAGATGGCTCCTTGGCTAGTTAAATTTATTAATGCTTGATTAACTAAATCAGCACCGATTTCCCCTTTCCGCATTGCAGATTCAAATTCATCCCCTTGCAGTTTTGTAATTTTTTTAAGTTCGTCAGTTATATTGACTCCTCTTTCCAATAATTGAAGATTTTCTTCTTGTTGTAATTTACCCTTTGCTCTTATCTGACCGAAGGCTGTGGCAATACCTGTAAGGTCAGCACCAGTAGCACCAGCCACATCTGAAAGCCTTTTTGTTGTATCAACCAACTCTTCAGTTTCAAAACCAAAAGCTTTTAATCTTTTTGTTTGTTCTATTAATTCACTACTGGTAAATGGTGTAACAGCACCAAAATCTTGCAATTCTTTTATTATTTTATTTGTATCTTCAATAGAGCCAGTTAGTTGTTCAAGACTTTTTCTTTGAGTTTCTAATTCAGCAGTCTTAAAAAAAATAAACCTTGCAGTTCCAACAACAGCCAATGCCGCAAGTAATGGTTTTAAAGCACCAACTAAACCTCCAACACCTGCACTTGCTGTTTTTGCCGATCTTCCAGTATTTTTTAAAGACCTATTGCTTCTATCTAATCTGCCTTTTAATTTATCTGTACTACTGCTTAAAGCTTTGGTCTGTTCATTTACTCTCTTTAATGGAGAGATTGCATTTTGAGCATCAACTATTAACTTAACTGTCGATTGTGCCACAAATACAAATAACCTTTATTATATTCTACCTTGATTTTGCCTTTTGACGATTCATTTCTTGTTTTTCTCTTTCATTTTTAACTTCATAATATCCAGCCCAATATATTAACTCCTCTTCAGTCATAGATTTTCTTAGTTCTTGTACAGATTTTCCTAGTTCTGATGCGAGAAAAAACTCAAAGTTTAACCAGTTATCTCGCCTTATTCGTTTTTTGCTGTATTGATATCAACCTGGATATCCATCATAAATAATTCAAGGTCGTTTAAAACACTTTCTGGAAGGAATCTTTGTAGGTTTTCAGCATCAGCAGAAGCGAAAGCTTTTGTACCATCTTCATTCTCTGCAAGTTGACAAAGAAGCCTGGTAGATATTGTTAAAGCATCATCTGTACCAGCAGCAGCTTGGGCTTGCTTTCTATCAAACCTCGTAAGTGGTGGGAAGAATATTTCTTTTAATATTTCGCCATTAGGATTTTTAAGTTCATATTTCCTTCTAGCTGTCATCACATCACTAAAAGCTTCAGTGATAAGGTCTACGTTTCTTTTTGTCGCCATATTGAATTGGGGTTGTTATTTAAAATGTACTATATAGCTGAAGTTATTGCACCGTTTGTTATGAATGAGATATTCACTACTTGAATCTCTCCAAGCGTTGCACCATATTCAGCACCAGTAATTATTCCAGCAAATCCTATCTTTTTAGAAGCTGTAGCTGAATCAGGGAATAACTCAAATAATGCGTCACCAGCATCTCCTGTTGTGAATACATCGTCAATAAAAGCTTGGTAGTCTGAGTTACCACTGGCATCATATAAAAGTTCTGCTGAACCTTCACCACTTATTAAACCACCGATAAAAGTCTTTGAAGTTGCACCCATTGCGGTTGTTTCTTGAGTATCTTTAGTAACAGATAAAGACCATGATCTAAGTTCACCAATATTGGCTTCTGTACCGCCAGCATTTTCAAACATTAGTTTGCCTACATCACCTTTTACAGCCATAACAAAAAAAAGAACTATTAAATAATATATTAACTCTTTTCGGCAGTTTTTACATCTTTTTTAGAATTTTGTTGTTCCGCATAATACTTACGGCACTTTGGGTCCCAATATGCGGCATCTCTTCTACCTTTTACAGCTTCTACTGCATCAAGTTGTTCTTCTGTTAGTTCCATTTAAAGATCCTCATATATTTCAAAAGTAATCCTGATTTGTGTTTGGAATTTACCTTCAGGACTTGAGCTTAATATCTCAGGGCCGATAGGTGAATCAAAGATTACATTTGAAACTGTAATATTATTGTAGAGGTCACGCAGCCGTTTGCCAATTACTAAATTTGCACCAGAACCAATCCCTTCTTCTGTAAAAATATTTATTAGAAGTAAACCAACAACACTATTTGTAGAGTTGGCAGATCCTCCCATAGTCAAATAACTTCCAGACCCAAAACTTGTCTGACATTGAACAAAAGTATCTTCTGTTGTTGAGTCAAAAGCCATGTTGTTAAATACAACAGGGATAGCTGGACTTGATGCCAGTTCAGTTGCAAGCCTAGCCTCTATGGTGGATCTAACTGTGTTTAGGTCTGTTGCAGCCATTAGTTACCTCCCGAAGTTTCGTTGGATATATTGTTCAAGCTCTTTTGCTATTAGTTCAGGAAAACCAGGGACAGTTTTTTGTCTTGTTCTGTAAACCTTTCCCCATGATGGTGGTAAGTTAGTTCCAAAGCATACTGGTTCTGCGTAAGGTAAGTTATTTGATACTGTGCCACTGAACTTTTTAATATCAGTCTGCCATGCGTTTCTTAATGAACCTCCGACTCCTTTTTCTTTCTTTCCACTTGGCAATGTTCTAGGTTTAAAAACTGGTGTTGCTTTTTTAACTCTTGCTGTCCATTCCAAAGTTGTGGCTGCCACAAGATCGACAACATCTTCCTCAAAAAAATTATTTATTTCTGTTAATTTGATTTCTCTGGCCATGATTACCTCAAGATAAGATCAAAACTTACAGGTGTATTATTTTGCTCATTCGTTAAAACTTGAATAACCTTAAACTCAACACTACTAATAACAACTCTGTCTTTTGTTGTCGGTACAAAGGTAAGATCCCCTGCTGATATTGTTAACCTTTTGTCCTGGGATTCTATAAGATCATTAACCTCAGACTTTGATACATTACTTAACACACCTTTAACTGTGGTATCAGATGTAGATTCTGTTATCGCTCCTGTTGTTGTGTTATAACTACCAGCCGTTACCTGTCGAATAGTTACATCACCTCCAAGCTTGCTAAGAGTTTTTGATGCTGCTTTTTTTAATGCGTTAGCAATACTCATAAGAAATAAGCAATAACAGTTCCACTGTCAAGTTTGACACTTGTAATGACACCACATATTTCAGCAGTGGATTTAAACTGTAAACCTGTCAAATCACCTGTTACATTTTCAGCGACTAGAGTATTAATCACTGAATCTTGTAATGCGACAATTTTGCCAAACCTTCCAGTATGGGCTGCTGTATCATTGATAATTTTGGCTGCTGGGAAATTAGAATAAGACATAGTTAAATTTTGTAAGCTATACAAGCTCCATTTTGGAGCGTAATACTGGTAAAAACACCCTCAATATGAAAACCTGCTGGGATTGATTCACCATTTAGTGAATTGCCTGTATAGTTTTCAGTTACAAGAGTTGTGATATGTGTGTTTTCATAAAAGTCAATGCGTTTAAAACGACCTGTATGGGCTGCTGTGTCTGTTATAACTTCTGCCCCGATATTGTAATCAACAGGAGAACTAAATCCATAAGCTTTAGCCATAATTAACTCCTCTTGATTGATAAGTTTGCTCTTCCACCTATTCTAATACCCATTAGATAGTGGTCAACGATTGGTGGAATCCTATCAATGCCCACTGCTCCATAAAATCTTGGAGTTACATTTATATTACCAATATTAACAGTAGCAAAATCTTCTAAACCACTGAGTTCTAACCCGTTCCTGTTGTTGTTTAGATATACAGCCAAAATAACCTGTGCATTTTTTACCCGATCTGGAATTTCAGTATCGGTGTAATAATCAGCAACTAATCTATTTGGGAAACTTAAACCATAAAGATTGGTATAAGTGTCAGGTTTTCTTACTCCTGATCTCGGCCATTCTAAAGCTTGGGTATCAGATACCCTG